CAGGATCATCGGCACCCCTGCATTTTTAAGACCAGCGTAGTTGTCGTTAAGCTCTTTCTTGAGTCGCTTAAAGGCTTCGTCCGAGAACTTGCCAGCAAATTCAAATATCCCGGACGACATGACGCCATTCTGGTAAAAGTTCTGCTGGAAAGTGTCCTGCGAAATCCCAATGTTCAGTGTGGCTTGAGCGTACTCTAAAGGCGTGATACCAATATAGCCGTCCAGTGTCAACCCGGGGATGTGCAATATGTCTGCTCTCGTCATCGGTACGTCGGCATTGTCGACGTAGTACAGCAGCCCTCCGGTCTGTTGGTCTACCTTGACTTTGACCCGGCTCCACTGGATCGGTCGAAGCTGGATGACTTCGCCTTTTATGTTCTTAACCTTCTGGACATAAAAGTTGCCGCCGAAGTTTATATTGCCGACGCCTGCCTCTTTAAAAGCGGTCGGGGTCATATCCGGACATGGCGCATAGTGCAATAAGTCGTGCAGGCGGTGGTCTGCTTTTTTACGCCCTGTGTCGGTTTTCTCATAGAGAAATATTGGACAACTTGCCAGTGTCTCTGCCAACACCCGATTGCAGGCAAACACGGCTGAATATGCCATTGCCGATTCTGCATCCTTCTTGCCGACGACTTGCCCGGTGGGTAAATCTTTGCCCTTTAAAAAATCCTCCGCATAACGCTGGAGGATCGAATTGATGCTTTCTTCAGAAGCAAAGACCAGTTTTGCTCGATCTATAAAATTCAAGTTCTCACCCCCTTATAGCAAGCTCCGCATGCCGCGTTCTTCATAGACCGATGTCTGGTTTTCCAATTTTATAGCTATGTTCATGGCATTTATCAGAGCAGAAATTAAGTCTATGCGATCTTTTGATTTATTTTTCATCGGCTTCATATTCTCATTGCCGTCCACAGCAACGACTATATTCCCGAAGCACCACCGGGCGACCGGGTTTTTCTCATGGGTCATCTGCCCGGACATCAATAATCTTTCGATTTCTTTCATCCCTGGCGATCGTCCGGCTATGGTCTGCGGTACATCAACGATATCTATGCCGGCTTTTTCCAGTCTTTGAGTCAACATTAGGCTATTCCACGGGTCAGTACACAGGTATTTGACATCGTACTGCTGGGCCAGGGCCTTGATCCGGGCTTCCACAAACTCATAATCAACCGCATTACCCGGGGTGACGTGCAGATATTTGGCTTTTACCCACTGAGCATAGGGGACATTGTCACGTTTGATGCGCTCTTTCATTTTTTCGTCCGGAATCCAGCCCTCGAATATAACCGTCCATTCATCCAGTCCCTCCTGAGGCATAAACAACAGGGCGCAGGCCGTTAAATCGGTAGTGCTGGACAGGTCAAGCCCCAAATAGCATTTCTTGCCCACCAACTGGGCCGGGTCCCAGCTGCCCACCGTGGAATCCCATAATGTCAGCGGCAGCCAGCCGATATTCTTGACACTGAGCCACTGATTGAGCCGCAGCCAGCGGAATAACCGCTCGGCACTCTCCCGGTTGCGGGCATCCAGGGCTTCTTGCCGCACGGTTTCGATGTTTATCGTCTTACCTAGTGATGGATTGGCTAAATACCAGGTTTCTTCATCGAAAATATCAGCATCTTCCGGGGCGTTATAGATTTTTACATACCAGGCTGGGTTGTTGATCTCGCCATCTTTGATCCTCTGGGCCTGTTCGTGTATTTCCCATCCGATGCTATGCCGGTCGGGATCGTCTCCCGCGGTGGTTATCACCCACCATATCGGCTCACGCCTGGCTGATCCTGCCCCGAAGGTCATAATATCCCAAAGCTCGCGGTTAGGTTGGGCGTGTAATTCATCAAATATAACCACTGTGGGGTTTAATCCGTGTTTGGTGTAGGCTTCAGCCGATAACACCTTCATTGTGGTCCCAGTTATAGTGTTTTTGATCTCTTTTTTGCTATCGGTCAGTTTTAGCAGTTGCTCCAGATCCTCGTTCTGCTCCCGCATGCCACAAGCAGCTTTGTAGACCAATTCCGCCTGGCCTCGATCGGCTGCACAGCAGTATATCTGCCCGCCCGGTCCGTCACATACCAGGTGATACAAAGCTATGGCCGCGATCAGCGATGTTTTGCCGTTTTTCTTAGGGATCTCCAAATAGGCGTACTTGTACTGCCTCAGTCCATCAGGCTTGACAGTGCCGTAGACATTCCATAGCACCTCATACTGCCAGTCGAGCAACAAAAAAGGCTGACCGTAAAAATCGTCAACCGCGTTAAGCATTTGTATAAATTCAATTGGTTCCAGGGCTCTGTCTTTGTTATGGGCCATCCTTCCCACCCGCTTTGCGTTTTAAAAAGTCAGCCATGGGCGAGGCTTTGTTATCTGCCGGCTTCTTGGGTATTGCTCGTAATGCCGAAGCTATAGTCAACAGGTTCTCCTTCTCGATCTGCAGCATCATGGCCCGCTTATCCATGATCTTGCGATCCATGGCCAGGAGCCGGTCCTGCAGTTTGCCCTTGGCTCCGATGTAATCAATAAAATCCATCTCACCCTGGGCATAGTGATCGGTCAGTGCTTCGATGTCCTGTACGAGCCGTTCTTTTAAGCCGTCAAACTCTTTGGATTCGGCGAGCAGCAGACAGTACCGGTTAATGATCCCTTCGTGGAGGGCGTCATCTTTGTCGATGACCTTGAATAGTTTCCGCAGCCGCATAAACTCTTTATGTGCTACCGGGCTGGCTTTGACATCCGGCCATTCTCTCATAGACGTGCCGGTCAGTAGTGATTTTTCGGCCTTCTCCCGCGTGGCCAGCTCCGCTTTGGTGCGGTGACTTTTCCCCTCGGTTATCAGTTGTAAATGTGACTTTGGCGGTCTGCCGGCCATAAAATCACCTCCAATGGCCCCATTTTGGGATAAAAACTCGCGTTTGTCTGCCAGCCCGGTCTCCAGGTGAATTACCCCAGAGAATCAAAGGGGCATACCCCTTAGCCAAATAACATTATCTGTTCGGGTCGGTCATTGTATAATCTATTACTCTTAATCCTATTACAATCTCTATGTGCCAACTGCACATTATACTGTAGACACAATTTTTTCACTTCACGCACTCCTCGCGTCTCCATATTTAGGTATAGAAAAAGAGGGGATGGAGTTTCCCCTCTTATCGGGCTGCAGACCCTATTTTCTATGAAATTTAATTACTTACGACCAAAAGCCTGTTCTCGGGCTGTGTGCTCATCATGATGTCTCTTGCATAACGGTTCTAAATTACTACGACTATTGTCATACTGGTTACCATTGATGTGATGGACAACCTCAGCCGCTTTAATGACAGTCTCTTGATAACAACGTCTGCACAGTGGCTCCTCTCTTAGCACTGCTAATCGAACCTTCTGCCAGGTTGACCCATAACCTCTTGCTGCAGCTGATCCACGTCTGTCATCCTGCTGTCTCTGCTTCTCTTTCTTGTGCTTATCGCAGTAACGGCCATCCCTAATTAACTCAGCACAACCGAAATAGTTACACGGCCTCAATGCTTTAACAGGCAATAGAACCATCTCCCCAGATCATCACGAATCGCCCCCACCCCAGGCTTGTCATCGTGCCTCATTCCCTTGGCGCCGCCCGGCTGTGTGATCAAGGACCATATATACCGCGCCGTATATTTTTGGTCGCCGGGTTGGCCACGCCTTGCAAAACAAAAGCCCCCCGACGTCCGGGAGGCTAATATACACGCTAACATAATAACAGATAAATAATGCCTTAGGGGCTCAAAATAGGCTCACCATAAACCCCAACCAGTTGCAAGACGCCTAACTAACTCATGCTTAACCCGCTTGACCGAAGCCACGCTACATCCAGATCTGACTGCAATCATGCTGTTATCTCTCCAGCCCTCTGTCCATATCGCTGACAGTATATCCTCATCCTGCCCCATCTTAGCTACCTCCATGATTCCCACCGATCTCAACAAGTATCGGTAGTAGGGATTATTAAGTGCCTTTTCCTTGGCGATATACTTACCCTCTTGTGGCCCCTGGTCAGAGTGGACATGTACGCCTGACGGATCAGGCGGGCCGCTCATGCCGCTGTCTATGTAACACGCCTGGATATCAGCCTTGGCGTCTTGATAGGCGACCTCGATCAGCGGATAGTATTTAATCTGGTCAACGCAGAAGCGCCATATCTCGCGCGGTATCTTGGCCATTACGCCACCACCAATACTGCGTCGATCAGCTCTAATGTTATTTCCGCCGGCGCATTCCGCAGCTGGGATAGTTCCATGACACTCTCGATCATCTCGATGACAAAAGCCTTGCGGTCAAACTCCTTTTCGACCATTACTGGACCGGGGATATCATCAACGGGTTCATCGTCCAGCTCATACTGTGGCACCTCGACGCCGATCGGCGCCGTGACAACCTCAGTTGCTTTATCTGACAACTCCGGCTCGATGCACCCCATGGAGCGAACGGGCTTACCCGCATCGACTGACTCGATACCCGCCCGGTATTTGTCAGCCTTCTCTGCATTTTTGCGCTCTTTGTTTATCCAGGTGTGCAGTGTGCCGGGCGGCACGCCCAATTCCCTGGCAGCCTCCGTAATTTTTAACCCGCCGGCTATCAGCACCCTAGCTTTGGCCATAATCTCGGGTTTGTCTTTGCGGGCTTCCGGTTTGCCTGACTCTTTGGTTATCAGTGCCATCTGCTCATCCTCCCTCTCTTTGTAACAACTTAGTCCTCTCCATTTCATGGGCCGGCTCTCCCAGCGCGGTCCCAGTGCTATGCCTCTCAGTACCATCACCCCGTCCACCAGCCGATAGTAATACGTATTGCGGTCGTGGTCGCAGCCCTCGGGCCGGTCTAAGTCCATTGGTTTTGGTGCAATTCGGCCGAATACGGTCGCGACCGGGCTAGTCACGGGACGGCTCCTTGTCCAGCTCGGCAAGTGCTTGTTCCGTGTACGTGTCCTCGCAAAACAGGCATTTCATTCTGTATCCTCCCTCTTGGCTCCACGCCATACAAATTTGCATAGGCTATCTCGGTTACTATAAGGGTCCCTTGCTTCATCCGGGCAGTTGCAATTCACGGCACAAATACTGCAAATACATGGATACCCTTCTGTTGATTCGTCGGTTGCCACCATTTGTAAGTCTAGCAATAATCCATCAATCATTTTGTTCAACCGCTCAACCTCAGTCTCGGCCTTGATCGCCCGTTCAATGGCCTCTATTGTCACGCTCTCAGACTCCGTATTATATCCCGATCTCCCCCGCAGATATTTCTCCTTCTTAAAAGACGGTAGATATTGTTCTAAATCTCTCATCTCTCGCCCCTCCTTGTCATCCCCACGAGGTTCCACCTCAAGATAGATTCCCACTCAGCCCATCTCATCTAACCAATCGTAATTCTCGTCGTCCGGCTCGACATAAGCGTCCGCAGATATAGACCCGTCTGGGCCACAATAAGGGCAAAACTTCGGCTTTTGCTTGCTTTCATCGACCAAACCGACGATGAAGCCCCTCTCGCAAGTATGGCAGTAATATTTGGTCAGCCCTTGCGGTTCCCTCATTCCGTCACCTCCAGCAGTTCGGGGTTGTCGTGAATGTTGCCGATGACCTCTGCATTCATGGCTTCGCTGTTTACAAGATTGTGATACCTCAAAGGTGCGAGTCCGCCATACCTCTGCATTTGAAAACTGCCCTGCGAAAATACCACTTGATTTTGACGGTTATCGTCACCCCAAAGCAAAACATCCCTTTCATAAATCTCCTTGCCGTTTTTGTCGCATAGCCCTGTGTATTGCCCGACACTTTCCCGAGCTACTTCGATAGTTTCCATCTTTCCAATATCACGATTATACCGACGTATAAAGCCCCATGTTGTTAAATCGTTGTCCGGTGTTTCTAAAGCGTCTGGTACAAAAGCACCATACACCCATTCCCCATTATCGATGCGCTTGCCACGGAATTTAATCTCTCTCATTCCTACCCCTCCAGTTCTCGCAAGTCCCGCTCTGCCGCGCGCAAAAACATGTCGTCTATAGACTTAACCATTAGCCGCAGCCGCTCAACCTCGGCCTCTAGTTCCTTACACCGTCGCACCACACCGCTCATCTCTCGCCCTCCTTCTGGCACTCCGGGCATACGTCCTGCCAGCCCCTTGCCTTGTCCTTGACGGATTTCCACCCTAACGGCCCCTTTTCTTCGACCGCATGGATAAACTCCTCAAAGCCATCCTCGGATAGTTCATCGCATACATCGCAAACCAGCCGATATTCTCCGTCCACCTTTTCGATCATCTACTCGCCCTCCTTCAGTCCCCTAAAATACGCGCACCACGTTGCTCCCAGAACGAAACCAAACGATATGCTCAGCCAGACGGTGATAATCCACCAAAACCAATTCATATTTCTACCTCCATGTATCCCTTGGCCACCAGCTTGTTTTGGTGCTCTCTCAAGAACCGCGCCATGTTCAGCTGCCCGTCATATCCCGCATTGATGATTGCCAACAGCGTATGCCCGGTCTGGATCAGGTCCAGGGTCTCCCGGATGGCGTTTACATCATCGTGGTTGGCCAGGGCCTCGCGAACCTCATCCAACTCCTCGGCGATCTTTATTAACTGGCTCTCCGCCGTCCAGCCAGGCTGGATGGTCAGGTCCGGTAGTTTTATGTCCATCGTTATGCCCCCTTCGCTAGATATAAGTCCGCATACGTCACGCCAACGGCAATAGCTGCCCATACATCCTTACTCACCCCGTAGAACCAGCCTGGACTAGCCTTTACCCCGACCACACCAAACCTGTCTATCAGGGCTTGGCGGATGTTCCCGTCCTTGGCGCGACTGTTATGGCACAAGGCCATTTTTTCTTCCATGCGATACACCATTTTCATTTTGTCCGCCATGAAATTGTCCGCCGCCGTCTCCCAGAACCGGCCTATCCAAAACACGGTATCGAATACGGTTTTACCTACCGCCATCCCATAGCTGGCCACCATCTCAATGGCGAAGTGTTCGGCTTTATGCGATAGGGCCGGGATGCGAATCAATAATTCTTCGTTTTCCAGGATGCCAAATTCGGCCGGCTTGAGATCGATGCCTAAAAGCGCATAGGCGCTCTTTTCGTTGCCGGGATCGATTGCCAGGATCATGCGCTCACCTCCAGTTCTGCCGCCTGCGCTTGCGTCATCATCAGGTGGATAACATCGCCGTTGGGCCGCTCAATCAGCACGTCAATGCCCCCGTCATAATCAACCCTTGTCACTTGGCAATCCTGTTCGCGCAAATCAAAAATGTTTATCATGTGCTACACCTCCGACGCTTGTTTGATCTGT